GTTATTTCGGCAGATGCAGATACCAAGCACGGACTAAACCTCTCTTGTTGTTTACTGGATGAGATTCACTCACACAAAAATCGTGACCTTTACGATGTGTTACTTACATCTATGGGTGCTAGGAAAGAACCTCTTATGTTAGGAATAACTACAGCAGGGGCAGGTAATCAGAAAGACCACATATCAAGAGAGCTTTATGACTATTCTAAAAAATTAATTGATGGCTCTATTGATGATGATTCGTTCTTAGGAATTGTTTATGAAGCTGATGAAAGTGATGATATTTTTAGCGAAGAGGTTTGGAAGAAAGCGAATCCTGGATATGGCACAATTATTAAAGAAGAGTATATGAAGCAACAAGCTACTAAAGCTAAGAATGAGCCTTCATACGAGAATACTTTTCGTAGACTTCACGCTAATCAATGGGTTGTAAATGAGACTAAATTTATTTCTGACTCTAAGTATATGGCTTGTGATGGTGAAGTAAACAAAAGTTATCTTAAAGGTAAGCCTTGTTTTGCAGGATTAGACCTTGCAAGTACACGAGACATTACTTGTTTGGCATTATTATTTCCTGATGAAGAGGGTGGTTATGATATAATTAATTACAATTTTATACCTGAAGAAAACGCTAAGAAGAGGTCGCAAAGAGATAAAGTAAATTACGATAAGTGGGAAAGAGAGGGGTACGTTATTTACACTCCTGGAGATGTTACAGACTACAATTACATTAAACAAAAAATTATAGAGTTAGGCGAACTATATGATATTCAAATAGTAGCTTACGATAGATGGAACTCAAGTCAACTAATAATCGACTTGACAGAAGATGGGTGTCCTTGTATTCCTGTAGGTCAAGGATTTAAAACTATGTCACCTGCAACTAAAGAATTTGAAACACTAATACTTAGTGGTAAGATTCGACACGGAGGTGACCCAGTACTTAGATGGATGATGAGTAATGTTGTTCTTACTTACGATCCCGCAGGTAACGTAAAACCGAACAAAGCAAAAAGTAATGAAAAGATTGATGGTATCGTAGCTTGTATTATGGCACTATCAGAAGCTATGGAAAACAAGAATAAGGGTGGCTCAACTTACGATGACAAAGAAATATTTTTTATCTAAGAATGAGATAATAGAAAAAGAGTACAATTCTATAAAAGAGATTTGCACCAATGTTCTTAGAAGTAATAAAGACCTTAATCTTTTAGATGATTTAGTTCAAGAGGTTTGTTTAATTTTACTTAAACAGAATAACGAATCTATACAGACTATACACGAAAGGGGTCACTTTAAATTCTACATAGCTAGAATAATTACCAACCAAGTATTCTCTAGTACTTCACCATTCCACAAGAAGTACAGACAACAAATTCCTTTTATAGACATAGACGATTCAGAAGAATATAATCCACTAGCTGATAAAGTTTGGGTTGACATACATCACTTACTTACAAAAAAAGAACGTCAAATAATTGAAATGAGATATGTTTATAATCTAAAAGTAACTGAAATTGCTAAGATAAAAAAGGTGTCTCCAAGGCAAGTTTACAAGTATCTACAAAGGATTAAAAATTATTTGAAAAAAAAGTATAAATAAAAGGTTCACAAAAACACACTTTATATATATCTATATGGATAAGGTATATTAAAACCACAAAGGGATTTGGCAAACATATTAGATTTTTTCAGAAGAAAACCGCAAGTACAACCTAACCAAGAGGAAAGGTTTTACAATACTGGTTTATATGGTAGCGATACTGCATTTGGTAATTCATCAAATCAACCAATTTCAAAAGAACGCTCTCTACAACTTTCAACAGTTTGGAGTTGCGTAAAAGTAATCTCTGAAACAATAGCTTCTCTACCTATCTCGTTATACGAAAAAGACTCGGATAATAAAAGATATGTTCTTTTTGATAATCCACTTCACTCTTTAGTAGGAGAGCAACCTTCAACTCTCTATAACTCTTTTAGCTTTTTTGAAAGAGCTTTAGTAGACCTTTGCCTAGATGGAAATTTCTTTGCTTATATAGAGAGAAATAACGGAGGTTTACCTACTCAAATAATCCCTATCCAATGTGATGATGTAAGTGTCTATGTATCGCCTGATGGTAGAGAAGTTTATTATAAGATAGAACAAAACGAACAAATACCTTATCCTATTACTGGTAAAGTAACTTCAGAGAATATGATCCACGTTAAAGGATTATCTACTGATGGAGTGATGGGTAAGTCACCGATACAGAGTGCAGCAGAGTCTTTAGGTATATCTTTATCTATCGAACAATTTGCAGGTTCATTTTTTAAGAACGGAGCATCTGTAGGTGGAATCCTTAAACACCCTGGAACGCTTAAACCTGAGACAGCTAAACGATTAAGAGCTAGTTGGAATCAAACTTATAGTGGTTCAGTTAATGCAGGTAAAACTGCAATACTTGAAGAAGGAATGGAATTTTTTCCTCGACAGATTCCCAACAATCAAGCTCAATTCTTAGAGACTAGACAATATCAAATTAGTGATATTTGTCGTGTATTTAGAGTACCTAACCATCTCGTAAATGACTTAAGTAACGCTACATATTCTAACATAGAAGCTCAACAAATAGACTTTGTGGTACACACTATCACTCCTTGGATTAAGCGAATTGAGATGGCTTTAAATCAAAAGTTAATTCCTTTCAATAAGAAAGGCTCACAATATTTTAAATTCAACTTAACTGCTCTTTTAAGAGGTGACTCTAAATCAAGAGCAGACTACTATAGAACACTTGTAAACATTGGTGTTATTTCACCTGATGAGGTTAGAGCTTTTGAAGATATGAACTCTATGGGTGGAGCAAGTGAAAGTGTTTATATGCAAAGTAATATGATGCCTTTAGATAGTTTAGGCGAATCAACAACAAGAGAAGATATAGGATAATATGGCATTAAGTTCAGACCAAAGAGAAAAAAGGAAAGACCCTTGGAATAAAAATAAAGGTAAATTTGGAAAAACAATAACTACAAGTGATAGTGTAGATTTGTCTGAAAAAGATGCAGAATTGTTTATTGGTACAGGTGGAAATTTAAAAGTTGATTTAGTTGGTGGAAATACAGTAACTTTAAAAAACATTGCTTCAGGTACTTTTTTAAAAGGAATTTTTGTAAATAGAGTTTACAGAACTGGTACAACTGCAAGAGATATAATAGCAATTTACTAAAACGTAAATTATGGAAAATAAAGAAACTAGAATATATAATGGTAACTACGAGATTCGTTTGGATGAAAGTTCAAAGGAAACTAGAGTTAGTGGTTACGCTGCCTTATTCGATACAGATAGTAGAGATTTAGGCTTTAGAGAAACTATTTCTAATCGTGCCTTTGATGGTCGTCTAGAAGATAATGTAATCTTAACTTTTAATCACGATCCTAATTTAATCCTTGATAGAAATATCGGAGGTACTTTACAATTATCGGTTGATGAAAGAGGATTACGATACGATGCTACTTTACCAAATACAACAACTGGTAATGATGTAGCTGAATTAATGAAAAGAGGTTTACTTTATGAATCTTCATTTGCTTTTACAGTAGAGGATGATGAGTGGAGTAAAGATGGAGATACAACTCGTAGACAAATCAATCAGATTGGTCGATTAGTTGATGTATCTATTGTTGGTGTTGGTGCTTACGCTAATACTGATGTTGCACTTCGTTCTAAGGAAGCTTTCGAAACAGAAGCAACTGTAGAAGAAACTCCTCAAGTGGAAGAAGTGGAGCAAAAGGTTGAGGAATCATTTGATGATTCAAAGTTAAATTTATTAAGTAACGAATTAAAATTAAAAAAACGAATATGAAAAATTCGATTGAAATTCGTCAAGAAAGAGCTACTGCGATTGAAAACGCAAACACTCTATTAAACTTGGCAAAAGATGAGTCTCGTGACTTTACTGCTGACGAGCAAGTGTCATACGATGGTATGATGACTAATATTGACAAACTAGCTAAAGATATTGAGGTAGTTGAACGTCAAGAAAAATTGAACGCTGAGATAGCTTCAAATGTAGGTTCTTCTCCTGTTCAGAAAACTTCTGAAACTAAAGAAGCTCGTTCTTACTCTGTATTTAAAGCAATTAATGGTTTATTACACAATAACCTAGATGGTGTTGAGAAAGAAATGCACGAACAAGCTGTTAATGAAGCTCGTTCTAATGGTTTCTCTGTTAATGGTTTAGGTATTCCTGCTTCTATGTTAGAGCAAAGAGCTGCTGTTACTCAAGGTACTTCAGCTATAGCTCCAACAAATGTATTAGCTTATGCTGATGCTATGCGTGAAGCTTCTGTATTTGGTAGAGTAGGTGCTAACATTTTAACTGGACTTGCAGCTAACACTACTATTCCTGTAACAGGTGCTTCTTCAGTTGCTTGGGAAGGTGAGGTTGATGCTACAGCAGATGGTGGTGCTAACTTTGGTAAAGTTGAATTAACTCCAACAAGACTTTCTGCTTATGTAGATGTTTCTAAGCAATTATTGTTGCAAAATGGTGGAGCTGAAGCAGCTATTATGGCAGACCTTGGTCGTGCAGTAGCTCAAAATATTGATGCAGCTATATTCTCAACAGCAGCAGTTTCAGGTGCGCCAACTTCTATTGGTGCGACTTCAGGTTGTGGAACTTTCACAGAAGCTACTTTCTCTGATGGTGTTTCTGTAATTTCTGATATGGTTGAAGCAGAACAAGTTTTAGGTGTTGCAGGTGGTCTTAACGGAAACCTAGCGTATGTAGCTTCTCCTGAACTTATAGCTCAAGCTAAAAGAGGTGTTCAGGTAGCTTCTGTAACTCCAGGTATGCAAGGGATGTTAATCAATGGTTACCCTGTTTACTTCACTAATGGATGTACTCGTTCAGCAGGTGTAAGTGGTGACTTTATATATGGTGACTTCTCTCGATTATTCATTGGAATGTTCGGTGGTCTTGATATTTTGGTAGACCCTTATACTCAAGCTGCATCAGGAAGCAATAGATTAGTATTAAACAACTATATGGACTTTGGTGTTGCCAATGGTTCTGCGTTTGTTAAAGCTACTTCTTTAGTTGCATAATAATAGATTAGATTAATTTCAGAAAGGCGAAAGGGTTAATCCCCTTTCCCTTTTCTTTATAAAAGACCAAAATGGCTGTATCGTACTTAGATAACATATATAACTCTAACAATTACGAGTATCTAAACCCAAGTCAAAATAGATATGGGAATTTAGAGCTTACAGATTATCCTGCTACTCAAGTGGTAACAACTGCTGAGTTGAAATCTCAACTTAGAATAGATAATTCTGATGAGGACACTTTGTTAGCTACATATATAAGTGCTGCGACACAAATGGCTGAGAATTATTGTAACAGACATTTTATTACAGCTAAGTACAAACTTTGGTTTAATAAATTATCATCTAAGTTTAGTTTATACTACCCTGATTGTAAATTTAATTTTAGTGGTGTAAATAAAGATGGTTTATATTATTTAGCAGCTAGTGGTACAACTTACACCTATTTTGCTAATACTAATTGGTTTTGCAATAATAATTCAAATCCAAATACTATTACATTACACGATACACCTACTGCTATTGACACAGATGATTTAGATGGAACTAATGACCAACTTTATTATTTTCAATTCCAAACTGGTATAGGTGATGCAGCAAGTGATGTTCCTGATGCTATCAAACAAGCGATTAAATTAATAGCGTCTGATATGTATTATTTTAGAGAGGATCGCAAGAGAGCTTTTCCTATGGCTTCTGAAATATTACTACAACCTTATAAATGCTACTTATAAGATATGGCTTTTATTTCTCAAATAAAGGCAGGTGAATTTAATATTAGATTTTACTTAAAATCACCTGATGATACTCAAAATACTTTTGGTGAAATAGTTACATCTTCTTATAGTACAGAAGCAACAATTTGGGCTAAAAAAAGTGTTACATCTTTAAGAGATATAAATGAAAAATTTGAAGGAGACCAATTACAATCTTACGGAAAGTTTTTTATTCAAATTAGATATGATTCAACTATTGCAGGAGACTTAAAGCCAACTTGGAAATTATTTGATAAAAATACTTCTGAAGAATATGAGATATTAAGTTATATTATAGACCCTAGAAAAGAATATATAGAATTTTACACTAAACTCGATATAAACGAATCTATACAATAGTATAATATGGCTAGTGAGAGTAGAGGTATTAGAGTTAGAAATGTTCAAGAGGTTCAGCGTAAGTTGAAAAAACTAGGTCAAACAGCTAGACAATCTCGTACAGCCATAAACAAAGCATTGAGACCCGCAGCTAATATGTTAGCGAGAGGTATTCAAAAAGCTTATAAAAAAGAGTTTAATAGTAACTCAAATTACAAAAGATTAAGTGGTAGAACACCTACTTGGAAAACAATAGGTATAGTTACTGCTAGAAGGTCAAGAGAACCAGGTTTATTTGTTGGTCCTATTAAGCGTAGAACCACACCGATAACTATAAAAGGCGGAAAGGATAGCTACAATTTAGCTGAGATGCAAATTAAAGGTAATAAATTTCAAGATGCTAGACCTGATGTATTTTTAGCAACAGCAAAAAAAATGGATTCACAAATCTATTTACAAGCTGAAAAAGACTTAGATAAGTTATTAGATAAAATGATTAAACAAGCAGGATTTTAGATGTTTGCAGTAATAGGAAAAGAAATAGTAACAAAATTACAAGCCACAGCAGCTTTCACTACAGCTAATGGTAACAACAAGGTTTTCCCTGTTATTATACCACAAGGTGTATCTTACCCTTGCTCTACGTTTGAAATAACTAACGTATCAAACTTTTTATCTAAAGGTGGATCGCTTAACTCGTGTGATGTATCAATTCGCATCGCTTGTTTTGCAGACTCTTATAACACAACATATAATCAAGCTAAGGCAGCCGTAGAAGCCTTAGATTTGTTTCAGGTTACTTATACTGAAGATAGCGTAAGTTATACCGCAAAATTTAGGTTTCTTGATTTAGACGATGACTATTTCAAGACTCCTGAGAAATTCTACAAAAACGTAAATTTTAACTGTCTAATAATTAAAAATTAAAATAAAATGGCA